GACTGAAAAGTACGATGATGATGAGGTAGAGGGTGCTGAAGTTATATTCACACCTGATTGGCATGAGGGACACGAACCACAGGAAGGTGGACGTACTTTAACAGAGGAAGAAATGATAAACCTAAGAGGTGGTCAATGACTCTATGGAAACAGAAAGTACATTTGTAAGACATGAACCTTGCCCCTCTTGTGGGTCAAGAGATAACTTAGGAAGGTTTTCTGATGGGCATGGATATTGCTTTGGGTGTCACTATCGTGAGTTTGGTGATTCTGATGGTGATACATTTTATCAACAACAAAATGAGGTAAAGTTTTTGGATCTAATTGATGGTGAGGTAACGCCTCTACCTGCTCGTGGTCTCACAGAAGAAACATGTCAGAAATGGGACTATCGTGTAGGTGAGATGGGTGGTCAGAAGGTGCAGATTGCAAACTATCGTGACAGGAATGGTACGAGAGTTGCACAGAAGATCCGTTTCAGGAACAAAGACTTCACAGTTCGTGGAGACATGAAGCAAGTGAGTCTTTATGGTGAGCATCTATGGTCTGGCAAAGGTAAGAAAGCTATCATCACAGAGGGTGAGATAGATGCTCTGTCTGTTTCTCAGACACAAGGTAACCAGTGGCCTGTCTACTCTGTACCAACTGGTGCAGGTGGTGCAGTCAAATGTATTCGTAAGTCTATTGAACTTCTATCTGGATATGAAGAAGTTGTCTTTATGTTTGATAGTGACGAAGCAGGTCAGAAAGCTGCCGTGGAGTGTGCACAATTGCTACCTCCAGGTAAAGCTAAGATTGCCAAGTTGCCATTGAAGGATGCAAATGAGATGCTTGTACAGGATCGTGTACAGGATCTCATCAACTGTATATGGCAAGCCACAGTCTTCAGACCAGATGGTATTATATGTGGGACTGAGCTATGGGACATTGTGAATGCAGAGGACTCAATGTCTTCTGTATCCTACCCATACGAAGGTCTCAATCGGAAGACTCTTGGGATAAGAAAAGGTGAGATTGTTACAGTCACAGCAGGTTCAGGTATTGGTAAGTCACAGTTATGTCGTGAGTTTGCCAATCATATACTGAACCAAGGTGAGACTATTGGTTACATTGCTCTTGAGGAGAACAACAAACGTACTGCTCTTGGTTTCATGGGCATCTACCTGAACCAACCTTTGCACCTTGGTAATATTGAGGTTGACAAAGATGATTTCAAAGAAGCATTTGATGCTACTCTAAACACAGGTAGAATCTTTTTGTATGACCATTGGGGTTCTCTTGAGTCAGACAATCTACTGAATAAGGTCAGGTACATGGTCCGTGGGTGTGGATGTAACTACATCTTTCTTGATCATATATCTATCGTGGTGTCAGGTATGGAAGGTGGTGATGAACGTAGAGCCATTGACAATATGATGACAAAACTACGGGGCTTGACAGAAGAGGTAAATTGTGGTATGATATTAGTATCACATCTGAAGAGACCACAGGGTAACAAAGGCCACGAGGATGGTGCACGTACATCTATGGCACAACTACGTGGATCTGCGGCTATAGGTCAACTATCTGACATCGTTATTGGTGCAGAGAGAGACCAACAGGGTGAACTACCAGACCGAACTACAATGCGTATATTGAAGAACCGATGGACTGGTGAAACTGGAGAGGCATGTTTTCTTGACTACAACAAAGACACAGGTAGATTGCACGAGGTTGATCACCATGTTGACTTTGATGAGGATGAGGATACAATACCTTTCCCAATCGAAGAGATGAAAAAGGATTTCTAATGTCTTCATGCGTGTTTGACATAGAGACCAATGGTCTAAACGAAAAACTAACCAAGGTACATTGCATTGTCATTTATGACATTGAGAATCAAGAGTATCATAAATATGCTCCTGGTGAGGTACCAGATGGTATGGCTAAGTTGTCAGAATATGACAAACTCATTGGTCACAACATTATATCATTTGATATACCTGCTTTAGATAAAGTATTCAAGTGGGCACCTAGACCTGAAGTTCAGATACAGGACACACTGATCATGTCGAGGCTTATGTACCCTGACATGAAAGAACGTGACTTCAATGAACGCAGGATCATGCCTAATCTGTATGGTAGACACTCACTGGAGTCATGGGGTGAGAGACTAGCATTCCAGAAAGGCAAGTTTGGTGAAGGTGAACAGATATTCAACAACTTCAGTGTTGACATGCTTAATTATTGTGCACGTGATGTTGAATTGAACTATAAGTTATACGATTTGCTATGCAAACGTAACTTCTCCAGTTCGTCCATTGAATTAGAACACGATATTTATCGTATATGTGAACAACAGAAGGAAAATGGCTTTCCATTTGACTCCTTAAAAGCCGCTAGGTTTTATGCTATCTTATGCGAACATCGTGTTCTACTTCATAAACAACTGAAGAAGAAGTTTGGAACGTGGACTGTACCTGATGGTCCACCCTTTACTCCACGTGTAAATAACAAACGTCTAGGTTATGTAAAAGGTAAAGAAGTTCAGAAACTTAGGACTGTCGAGTTCAATCCTAATTCAAGACAACACATAGCCAAGAGACTGAAGGACATTCACGGTTGGAAACCAAAGGAATTCACACCATCTGGTGAAGCAAAGATTGATGAGTCGATCTTAGAATCTCTGTCCTACCCTGAAGCTAAGATGATGGCAGAGGCGTTCCGTACTAATAAAATGATTGGTCAACTATCAGAAGGACAGAATGGTTGGTTGCACATGGAAAAACAGGGTAAACTTCATGGCACAGTGCACACAATGGGCACAATCGCCTCACGTTGCTCTCACTCGCACCCTAACTTGGGCCAAGTACCGAATATCCATTCACCCTTTGGGAAAGAATGTAGACAACTCTTTCATGCTCCTAAAGGGTTTAAACTTGTTGGATGTGATGTCTCAGGTCTTGAGGCTAGGGTTGTTGCTCATTATCTTGCTAGGTATGACAATGGTTTATTTGGTGATACTGTTCTTAAAGGGGATATACACACTTCTAATCAAAAAGCCTTGGGACTTCCTAGTCGAGAACTTGCGAAAACATTTTTATATGCTATACTTTATGGTGCAGGTGTGCAACGACTCGGTGAGATTATGGGTAAGGGACCAGCGGAAGGTGCTAAACTCAGGGATAGATTCTTTAGAAAGTTACCTGCGTTCAAGAGACTCAAAGAGGACTTGAGTGCACGTGTTGAGGAACTAGGTTACATCAAAGGTCTTGATGGACGTTGGATACCAGTTCGTTCAGCACATTCAGCAATCAATACGCTATGTCAATCAGCAGGTGCTATTATCTGTAAGCGTTGGGTTGTTGAGTTCCACAGACTGTTGAAAGAAGCAGGTCTTCAAGAGGGGACTGACTATCAACAAGTTGCATTTGTACATGATGAAATACAAGTTCTAGCTAAAGAGGGACATGAACGAACAATCGGAGAAACAGCGGTTCAAGCAATTGGAATTGCCAGGTCTGTCTATGATCTGCGAATCGAACTTGACGCAGAATATAAAATTGGAAACAACTGGGCTGAAACTCACTAATGACTTTGGGTTTGAGACTGCGTTGAATACAAAAGGTTTTAGTAGTGAAAGCAAAACCAAAGATTGAGCAGTTGCTTATTGATGGTGATATTCTGATATACAAGAATACGTCAGCGGCTGAGAATGAAATACATTGGGGTGATGACTTTTGGACACTCCATGCTGACTTTAGAGAAGTCAAAGCTATGGTAGACTCTGAGCTTGGTAATCTTCAGAGAGACTCAGGTGTGAATGAGCTATCTATATGCTTCTCAAGTCCGAATAATTTTAGGAAAAAAATTTTCAGAGAATATAAACAGCATCGTTCAGGAATTAGGAAACCACTATGTTTTAATAATGCAAAAGACTACGTTAGAGAAAAGTATGATGCCTTTGAGTCTGATTGGCTAGAGGCTGATGATCTATTGGGTGTGAAGAACACTATGTTTCCAGATCATTGTTGTATTGTCTCTATTGATAAGGATCTTCTTACAGTTCCAGGGTACCATTGGGACTTTCAGAAGAAAGAGATGTTCTATGTTGACGAGGGTCTAGCAGATTACAACTTCTATATGCAGACGTTAACAGGTGATGCTACTGATGGGTACAAAGGATGTCCTGGTATTGGACCAGTCAAAGCTAAACGTATACTTGACAAAGCAATAGAGGAAGACATAGATATGTGGGATGCCGTTGTTGATACATTTATTGACAACAAGTTAAGTAGAGAAGAAGCTGTACTGCAAGCACGTATGGCATACATTCTACGTAAGGAACAGTACGATGGTCTTGACATTTATCCAAAACTATGGTATCCTTATGATGAAGTCAATTAAACAGAGAGAACAATGGTCAGGATATAGCATGGCAGATTATAACCAAGATGAAACTAAAAGATTTGAGAGAAAGCAGTACGACCCACAGATGAGGTACAACGAGTCTAAGTTTGATGACATCACAAAGCCTGAACATTATTGTGCAGGGTACAACATAGAGCCTTTGGATTACATCCAGAAGAATGGGCTTGACTTTTTAGAGGGAAACATTATAAAATATGTATCTCGCTATGACATGAAGGGAGGAGTTAAGGACTTGGAGAAAGCTAGGTTCTATTTAGATCGTCTGATAGAACGTGAAAAAGAAAAGCGTGACTCCTGAGTTCCGTGATTATATATTAACCAAATTCAACGAGTATGTATACGTGACACTACCAACGCAATACCAACAGTTTATACATCTGTCTCGCTACTCTCGGTGGGACTATGAGCAGAACAGAAGAGAGACATGGGAAGAGACAGTAACAAGATACTTCAACTTCTTTAGTAAGAAACTAGATATTGACTTCACATCTACACAGACATTACGTGATCTCGTGGATGCAGTCAAGAACCTGGATGTCATGCCAAGCATGAGGTGTCTCATGACAGCAGGACCAGCGTTAGAGAAAGAGAATGTAGCGGCTTATAACTGTTCCTACATTAACATAGATTCACCACGATCATTCGATGAGATTGTTTATGTCTTAATGAATGGTACTGGTGTAGGCTTTAGTGTAGAAGAGAAGTTCACAAGTAAACTACCTGTGATACCAGACAAGCTACACAAGACTGACACAAAGATCACAGTCAGAGATAGTAAACTTGGGTGGGCAAAAGCATTCAAGGATCTGATTGCTCTGTTGTATGCAGGTGTGATACCTGAGTGGGACATGAGCAAAGTGAGACCTGCTGGTTCTGTGCTTAAAACATTTGGAGGCAGAGCCTCTGGACCAGAGCCATTAGAGTCTCTATTTAATTTTACTGTAAGGACATTTCAAAATGCAAGAGGAAGAAAGCTCAAGTCAATCGAGTGTCACGACATCGTATGCAAAGCAGCGGAGGTTGTTGTCGTTGGTGGTGTTCGCAGGAGTGCTCTTATTAGCATCAGTGACCTTGGTGATGAACAAATGCGGAAGGCGAAAAGTGGAAGATGGTGGGACGAACATCCTCACAGAGCATTGGCAAACAATTCAGCAAACTATCACGGAAAGCCAGACACAGGAACCTTCCTCAATGAATGGACTTCCCTTTACGAGTCAAAGTCTGGAGAACGTGGTATCTTCTCAAGCACAAACGCTAAATCTCAGACAGAAAAACTTGGAGATCGAAGAGATGCTAGAGAGGACTACGGCACCAACCCATGTTCCGAAATCATTCTACGATCCAGAGAGTTCTGTAATCTATCAGAGGTTGTGGTCAGAGAAAGTGATACCCAAGTAAAGATAAAAGAGAAGATTAAATATGCTACCATACTAGGTACCATGCAGTCTACTCTTACTGATTTCAAGTACCTTGGTGCTGAATGGAAGAAGAATTGCGAAGAAGAAAGGTTGTTAGGTGTCTCATTGACAGGCATTATGGACAACGAATTAACAGCATATCCTACACCTGATATGCTAGAGGACTTTAAGAAAGTAGCAGTCAAGACAAATGAAGAATGGGCTAAGAAACTTAATATCAATCCTTCGTCAGCTATTACATGTGTTAAGCCAAGTGGTACTGTATCACAATTATGCGACTCTGCATCGGGCATACATGCTAGACACTCCAAGTATTATATACGAAGAGTCCGTATGGATAGGAAAGATCCCCTCTGTAAATTTATGCAGGATAAAGGATTCCCGTTTGAAGAAGATGTGATGAACAACTCTAACATGGTGTTCTCATTTCCAATGCAAAGTCCAGTCAAGTCTATCAAACGTGACGAGATGGATGCTCTAATGCAACTTGAGACATGGCAGATGTATGCAAAACATTGGTGTGAACACAAACCATCTATTACTGTGTCGGTTAAAGAGGAAGAGTGGGTAGACGTAGGTGCATGGGTATACCAGAACTTTGATAGTATATCAGGAATATCGTTTTTACCTCATAGTGATCATATCTATCAACAAGCTCCATACGAAGAGTTTGATGAGCAAGAGTATTTTACTCTCATGAGTAAGGTTCCTATGATAACATGGGGTGAACTGAGTGACTACGAAAAAGAGGACTACACTACATCCAGTCAGGAGTTAGCTTGCACTGGAAACGCATGTGAAGTCATATAACTGACATTTATGGACTATGGTTATACGAGAACTTATAGAAATATTGGATAGATACTATCCTGACAAATTACCGATGGGTGATTTAAACGCTAATCAATTGGCTTTCCTTCAGGGTCAACGTAGCGTTATCCAAAGAATAAAACAAATACACGAGGATGACAATGGGGGGATTACTGGCTCCGAGTCCATCGATGCCTGAAATTAAGATGCCACCGCCTCCTCCGCCTCCTGCACCAATGGATACACCAGAGATTGCAGAGGCAGAGTTGGATAGTCCAGCACCACAAGCTCAAGAGAATACTGGTTCCAAACGGAAATACAGGAAAATGAACAAAGGTTCTGGAAAATCAGGTGGATCTAAAAATTATCAGGGTGGTGGCCTGAGTGGACTATAATACTCTATTAGATATAGAGATCAAGCCTATACATTCTGAAGAAGAACGGGAACTTTTGATACAAGTGTGTCAAGAGAAAGGAGGTGTACTACCTATATTTCCTACCCATCTGGTAAAAAAGAATGGTAAAATAGTGGGGTGTTTTAGTATATCTAGCCCCACTGTGTACTGGTGGATGTCACCTGAAGACATAGGTATTAAAGAATCTATACCTATATACCAATCATGTGATACGCTAATGACACAACAAGGATACCATAGTTATATCATACCCTGTGAACCAGAGTCTCCATACTTTGGTCTTCTGTCGAAAAGACTGAATACAATATGTACAGAGGGTGGTGATGATTTTAAACTTTTCATAAACAAAACATAATGGGTGGTTCAACTAAAAAAGCACAAAAGTATGTAGCTGATAGAACTGGTTACACAGGATCTGATGCTGAAGCTGTTGCAAACAAAGGCTCAGAAGCTGTTGAGTACACTAAACAAAAAGGTACTGAAATAGCGGCTGGTGCTGACAATATAGCACAAGGTTTTAGTAAAGGTATGCAAGGTTTAGGAGACACAGTTGTTGGAGGTCTACAACATAATCTTGGTGAGGTAAGTAAGTTCCTATCTGGAGGTGGTGGGGGTGGAGACAGTGCAGACGCTCAAAGTTCTTCAGCAAACTACTCTGGTGCTAGTAAACGTAGTACGTCAGGTGCCAAGAAGAAAGGTGACTTAGAATCTGGAGAGAGAAA